GGACAACCAGAGCTTGCTGTCAGTAATCTAGGCACATCTGTCAGAAAGGACATTAAGATGCCAGAAGTAGATATGAACTGGGTTAAACAACAACTCACGGACAATAGAACTAAGAGGGTAGTTGGCGATTCCGTCATCAAGCTTCTTAATACTTGGACCGAAATAAAAAATACTGATCCAGATCCAGATAAAGATCAGGCAAACCTAAGTCAAGTAATTGAGTTATTTAGCAAAATTGCTTTAGGTCACGCCATTGTAAAAGAAAATAAAAACGAGAACTGGATTCCAGCGCAGTCGGGACAACTAGTTGTTGCTGATGAAGTCCGTGTTAAATGGAATGCTTTTGATGGTGATAAAGGCAAGATTCATAATGGACGCCGTGGCAAGATTGTTAGCATTCGATACGGTGACATTATTGTCAAGACAACAGATGGTAAGGAGCCTCTACTAGACGGGTTCCACTACACCCCACAACAACTAGAGAAAAGAGTTCCGTAATGAAAAGTATCACTGTAAAGTGTTTAGTAAGTTCAAGAACGTATAAAGGTCTTATATACGAGGCAGAAAAAAAGATTTCTAATTTCTATGAAATTGAAGCAGAAGATGTAAAAGACAAAGTAAGTTATGAAATCACGGTATTTGAAAGCTCTAATGATGGAGTTTCTCTTCCAATTTTTAGTGGAGAAATTACTGCCAGATTGAGAAGTACAAATGACTAATGAAAACGAGTATCTTAAACAAGTAACAGATACGCCTTATCGTGTTGAAGCGCTTCGAGAAGCAGCTAAGATCACTACTCAAGATAGAAACGCAAGCTATGGCGGTCCAGAAGAAAATTTTACACGGACGGCTAGAATTTGGTCTGTCATTCTTGGACAAGAAATTACAAACGAGCAGGTTGCAATGATGATGGTTGGTCTTAAGATGGCACGATTTGCTCATGGGTCAGGCTTCCAGCCAGATACTTGGATTGATATTGCAGGGTATGCTGGGTGCGGCTATGAAGTTGGAAAGATTGCCTCGGAGCAGTAAGAGTAGACTAGAGCCATATAAAACTACTTGAAGGTAGGAAAAGATGGCCGCAGAGCCCGTCATAAGCCCTATGCCAGTATGCGAAGCGTGCTGGCTAGAGAACCACACCAAGTGGGAACCTGAAAGTGTGGACGAAAAAGGTAAAATCCTTATGCGTCTTAAAGGCGTAGATGTTCCAGAAAAAGTTAACAACGGAAATGTTGAAGTTTGCGTAATGTGTGGTGGAATAACTATTGCAGGAATATTTGAACTTAAGTTAACAAATGAGGTTTATTACTTAGACGGATCTTACGAGGAAAGTTTTGAAGTTCCTCTTGAAAGCACAGAGGAAGAGTAGGGAGATAAAGATTAAAGACGAAAGACACGGTCAACATCTCTGGTCTGAGTGGGGTGGAAATGGCTATAACGAAGAACTTACGGCCTCTACTGTTTATTACACCTTTGACCATGTTGATTTAGAAAATGACTTAGTACGAAGAGCTCTTGCCTCAGCTCTGCAGAGAGACGGTGTTGCTGTTTCTCTAGGTGATGGATTTAATATGATAGACAAAGCTTTTCCAGTTCATGGATGGTCTGGACTTATTGAGGATGAATTAGAATTTACTGTATGTGATGATTCTGGTGAGACAGAGTATGGGGATATTGTAGGAGTAGCACTTGCAACTACATGGATAGAAATATAGTAGATAGTCTATAGTCTATAGTCGAGCGGTTTTATAGTATATAGTCTAAAATAGTCTATATGTGGAAACCAGCTGACAATTTAGAATGGCAAAGAGACGCTTCATGCGCCGATCCTAAAAATAAAGAATCAGTTGATTGGTTCTTTTCTAAGGAACCTCAAGAAAAGTATGCAGCTAAGAACATGTGTTTTGCATGTCCTGTGCGTGCACAGTGCCTCCAATGGGCTTTAGAGCATCGCCAGATCTGGGGTATTTGGGGTGGTAAAGATGAAGTCGATATTCGTAGAACTTTGTCGGTATCCTATAATGGTGAAGAAACAAGAAGACGCAGATTTCCTAATTGTCCATATTGCACTGCTCGTCCTTCTAAGCTTGATACTTCTATAGAAGAACTGCCAAACGGAGGACGTTGGACTACAGCAAAGGTAGTTACCTGTACAGAATGTAATTTTTCATGGAGAAGTCGCACTAGCGCAAATGCAGTAGAGGCTTATAAGCTAGAGAAAGAAGAAAAATCTAAAAAAAGTTCAAAGAAAACTAAGTAAGTTTTTCTTTACAAAAGTTTAGATTTGCCTGAAGTCTTTCATCTGCTGAATCAATATCAACAGCCGCTTGAGCGTAAGAAGCTGCATCTTCATACATACCTAAGTTGTAAGAAGCAATAGCTGCATAATCGTGTGGTGCTGCACCCCAAGCTTCTGCTTCACACAGATACTCGAGTGGCTTTTCTTTAATAGCAAGAGCTTCCTTAGCGCATTCAAGCGAGTTAGCCCAATCTTTTCGGTCATAGTAGACCTTTGCAAGATCAACCCATGGTTCTCTTCTACCTGGAGCTTGATCGATTGCCTTACGCAACCAAATTTCTGCTTCTGCTGGAAGTGATTTAGCAATAAAACGCATTGAAGCAGCACGTTCTGGTGCCCAGTGTGCGGTAGGCAAAGATAGGTGTCTTTTTAGCTCTGCTGCGGCTTCTATGTAGTGTCCATAAAAATAAAGCTCACGTCCGTAGTAGAACGCATTGCGATCATTGTATGGATCTTCTTTTACTGAAAGAGCAAGGAGTGGGAGATATTGCGAACGAGATTTAGTTGGGTCTGGATGGTGATGTGTTTCTAAGCCATCAATCCATTCTTGTTTTTCTTCCATACCATAAACATAAAGACACTCGTGAACAGGATGGCGCCAACGATATCCTTTACGAGTATGAATGTGATCATAACTAAATTCTAATCCTGGAGTTCCATCTTCATTCCAAGACCAAATGTGCTTGTATCGAGGACGAGTAACTCCACGCTCCCACGCTGCTTCAAGCAGTGGACGCCAATTAGGTGTAATTACTTCATCCATATCTAAAGAGATACACATATCAATATCAATAGGGAGTGCAGCTAAAGCAGCATTGCGTGAATCATCAAATCTCCAAGGAGCAACTCGCACATCTACAACATTAATTCCAAGCTCACGAGCACGTTCTACGGTTCCGTCTGTAGAACCAGTATCAGCAATAAGTAAATAATCGGCATCTTTCGATGCTTCAAACCACTTATCAACAAACTGACGTTCATTAAGTGCAATTGTGTAAATAGCTACTTTCATTTTTAAATTTCTCCCTCTTCAGACAAGACAGTAATTTTTTCTACTTCTAAACCATCTTTATATAAAAGAGTAGAGTTTTTAAAAACTACATCTCTTTTACTAACGTATCCACCGTCTTTGTCTAATTTTTCATCTGCAATTTCCTTTGTTGGGGCTAGTACTTGAACAAGCATAGTAACCTCATATGTATAGCAAGATGTATCTAATGAATCTGTCATTTTTAAATCCTTGTCTATTGTATTTTTTTATACCAACATTGATAATCTTGCAAGACTAACTCTAGCCTATCTCGATAAATACTGCCGAACGCATCGATAGCCATTTTTGGTTCTTTTAGAGGACCTAAACCAGCGCTCCATTGGTAGTCATCAAAGGCAATAATTCCTCCGACATTAAGGCATTCATAAGATGCTATAGCGTCTTTAATAACACCATATGCCGTATGATCGCCATCTACATATATAAAGTCATACATTTCCCTATTATTTTTAAAGAAACTGTCACTTGTTCCTTTGTACTTAATAATTTTTCTTTCTTCCTGACCTTGCTTAGTTTTAAAGTCATAAAGATTTTCTACAGTAGACCAGTTCATTTGATGGTGCATTGGCTCGTCTGAACCCTCCCATGTATCAACATCAATCAAAACTGAGTCAGGGTGAGTAAGTAGATTATCGTAGAGCCACACAGAAGCGTCTCCTGTGTAAGCACCTATTTGAAGGGAGCGTATAGGTTTACCTGAAAAATTACGAAGCAAGTGCATGTAAAAATTTTTTTGGCCATCGTTAATGAACCAGTTTGTTGTTTCGTTCATTTCAGTCCTTTTGTCTTATATAGCTATTTTTGTCTGATTTCAGACCTTATATAAATATACCAGCCATACTAGCTTTACGCCTAACGTATTAACATTTCCTAAGCGGATTACTGATATTTATTGCTCTTCATGTAAAACAATTGTTTTATCTTCTAAGATTTCACCAGTAGGTAGTGCTGAGTCATCCCAGATAAAGAAGGCATCAGAGATTGTCTGTGGATCGGTCAAGTCCTCAGCCAAGATTGGCGGGTGACCAAGGGTAATCCCATTGATAACCAAACCTGAGTGATTGAACTTGCTTCTGAGTGTTCCCATTATTTCCACCTATCTAAGTAGTATGTTCGCACAGTATTAATTTCGGCTTGTGATAGTGGTCTGCGCCAAATTGCAGCGGCAACAAATTCCATATCCACGTACTGAGTAGTAGGACCTCTGCCTCCAACAGTTAAAACACCTGTATTAATTAAAGTTGATGTATCAGATATTGAAGTAGCTACATTGCCAATTGCTCCTGTCGGGAAAACGGCGTTTGCCCTGTTAGTAAATCTATTAAAAACTCCACCAAATACATTAGCAATGCCACTAGTAAATGTAAAAGCCCTACTAAAAGAACTTGTATCAGAGTTAATATTAAATTGAAAATTTATTGAATTTGAACCAATCCAAAGAGCATATCCTAATTCTATGCTCGAAGGATCTTTAAATTTAGCAAGTATTCCTTTAAATGTACTATTGGTGGGCCAAGTCCTAAATACAACTAATGCAGTAAAACTATCATTGTTGCTAAAATCAACAGCCTTAGAACCAGTAGCAGAACCTGGAACAATTAACACATCGTCAAGGCCAAATAACCAAACTGGCGTTGTCACTGCTACAGATTTTTTTTGAGAAGTATGACGATTAATTGTGACAGTCTGGCCTGTTATTGCGGTAAATGTTGCGGCACTACCTGATGTAATAACAGATGTGTCAACATCTAGGACAGTTGTTCCGTTAATGCCGTTTAGGACTTGAGCACGGTAGATTTTTCCTGTTAGTGTGTCTTGTCCACCAGTACGACTACCCACTTCTAATGTAGTATTTCCAGCAAATATACTTGTAGTACCCGAGTTAGTAATTGTGCTTCCTAATTGAGTCCAGGTTGCTCCATCATCAGAAGTAAAAAACTTAATTTCATTTTGTGATGAACCATTGTCAACATCAAGAGTTGCTCTTACCCATTTAACTGTACCATCAGTAATTGCATTTGCAACTGTTGAAGTCCTAGTAAATAGTGTGGTTCCATCTGATGAATAAATTAAAGATAATGTTCCGCTAGTGTTAACCTGTAAAGAATATGCATTATTTCCTGAACCTCGTTTTGCTATAAAATTATTTGGAGAAGTAGGAGTCCAATCATCCATTGCAACTTGTACACGCAAATCAATATCACCTGTAATATCCAAAGCATCATCATCAGGCACTGATAAATAATTGTTAATAAACCCAGGCAAATACACATAATTTGTACCATTCCAGTCAAGAAACTTAGGGTCATTACTATCTGCAACAGAAGTTGTGCCTGACCTACAATTAAGTATCGGACCTGCTGTACCGAGATTGCGGACTATCTTTGCTGGCGCACCTTCGTTCTGATGATCTTGTGCGTCAATACGCCAGACAGAATCAGCAAGGATTTCCTCAACAGCAGTATTTTCAACAACTGTTGTAGTACGAGGCCAGTTCTTGAGATCGGCAGCTAACCCATTAGTAGTTGAAAAATACTGATCGGGAACCTTCTTGCTAGGTAAACTCCGATAAGTATTGTTAGTCATTGGTTACAGGTCTCCACCTAATGCAATGACGTTAGTTGATTGAGAAATTGTGGTTGTTACTCCAAGTTGAGAGCTGGCATTAGGTAAAACCAAGTTTGCATATGTTGCAATATTTCTGGTGGCCTTTACTGTAGTTGATGAAGTTGCTGCAGCAACTGTAATCTGATCAAGCAAGCGCCAAGTGGTCCCTGAGTCAGTTGAAGTAAAGATATTAACAAGAGCAGCAGCAGATGTAGCAGCACACTGGACGTCAATTTCTAATACACGAGTTCCTGTAGCCGCACCAGTAATGAGTGATGTGACAGTTCCAGTACCGTCAATAGCAGTATTAGCAGTTGCGACGTTAACCGTTGTTAGTCTAGGTGTTCCTATAAACGAGGGGTTAATTGCCATTTATTTCTCCTTAAATGAAGTTGAGTGAAAAGAATACAGTATTAATTGGCCCTGTGGGACCCGTTGGTCCTGTACCTCCAGTAGGGCCAGTTACTGTAGATGCCGCACCTGTAGGCCCAGTAGCACCTGTTGATCCATCATCTCCAGTAAAACCACGAGGACCTGTTGGACCTATATTTCCCTGTAATCCCCTAAGACCAGTGGCACCAGTTGGTCCAGTTGGTCCTGTAGGTCCACCTGCTGGTCCTTCAGGTCCTTCAGGTCCAGTTGGTCCTGTAGGTCCACCTGATGGACCCGTAGGACCTGTTGCACCTGTAGCTCCTGTCGCACCAGCACCTGTTGCACCTGTTGGGCCTGTAGGTCCAGCAACAAAAGGTCCAGCATCAAACCATTCTTGGTTTAAGTCAGACCAGATATATATATCTGTTCCAACTACATAAGCATCACCAACATTGCCTATTGGAGTATCTGCCTCAAGAAGTCCGAGACTTGCATATGTTCCTAAAACTCTAATACCAGACCCGTCTGGACCCATAACTCCTTGCTCGCCTTGAGGTCCTGTTGGTCCCGTTGGTCCTGTTGGACCTTGCGGAGCTGCAGTTGCTATAAGATTGAAACCTGATCCAGTATATAAACGTACAGCTTGATCATCACTATCAATCCATATATCTCCTACTTGAGGACTATTTGGTTGGGTAGCTTGATATATAACATTGAGTCTTCCTGTAGTTTCATAAAAAATATTCGTTGAGAAAGCACAGCTAGCGGTTGATGCTGCAATATAAATTTTGTCGCCAACGTCTAAAGCAAATCTAAATGTTTCAAATGACTGACCGACGGCAAGATCTAAAGCATTAACAATGTATGCTCTATTATTAGGGTCACCACCAGAATCAAAAGGGTCAACATAAATAGTGACTTGTGCAGCAATACCACCTTTATTTGCAACAATTACTGAAGCAACTCCAGTAACATCAGATGTTGTTAAAATTATTGATGTATTTGCTAAAGGGGTTTCAGTTCCCAAACGCTTTATAGGCATTAGCTGTAGCTCACAATCCGCCACCCTGAAGCAGTTTTTACTTCAAGATTACTAGTTTCTGTATTAAACCTTACATATCCTACACTAGCAGTTAAAGATCTTTGTGCCGTAGTTCCTTGATCTACATACAAAGTATTATATTGTCCACTAATAGTTTTATTTGTAAGTGTTTGAACTAAGTTTTCTGGAAGTCCAGAATCGCTTTGAGGGATACCATTACAATGAAAAGATGTAGTTGATACAGTTGATCTTACATACACCGTATCTCCTTCATTTACTGCAAATCTAAAAGTTTCAAATGATTGTCCTAAACCAATAGCAATATTGAAACCTATATAAGCGTACTGTGCAGGAATTGTTGCATTTGCAGGAACTACCCAGATATTTACTTTTGTTACGGGAGTGGCTGTTACTGCTTTACTTGCAGCAATAACAGACACTAAGTGAGGCGAGGTAAAGGTTGCTAAACTAACATCCGTATTGGCTGCTGGGTTAGAAAGACCAAGGCGAGTAATTGGCATTTGGCCCTCCTAAGCCTGTGCTTCAGACCATGATAGCTTAGCTGATGCGAGTGTTGGATTACCTGTGAGTCGTGATACTGCAATAGTAAGAATATCAGGACCATCAGGGTAGATAGAGTCTCCACCAAGAATTGAGTTTGAGAGCTCGAAGAGTGTGGAAACGTCTACCACTGTTGTTTCTTCAACTCCACCTTGACCACCAGATGCACGGAAGTTGTAAACCTGAACTCCACCAGATACGGTGTCAGCAGCAGTGTGCTCGACAATCTGTGTGAGAGATGGTGAATCTACTCCAACGAAACCTAAGTTGTTAAGTCGTGAGTTTAGAAGAACCTTACAGTCAACCAACTGTGTAGTAGATACACCGATTTCCTTTAAGCGTAGCTGCATTCGGTTAATAACATCTCGATCACCAAGTTTACCTGTCAAACCAGATGATACTGATGGAGAAAGGCGAATTGAGATAAGAGGCTGGTAGTTAGGACCAGAAGTATTATTTGCAGATCCATCTGGATAGAGGAAGTATGTGTACTGAGTATTACCTTGAGATGTAAAGTTAATAACTTCAGAGATAGCAGCTCCTGGCTGAGCAATACTAGTTACTGAGAATGATCCAGTAGCTGTGTATGTAAATACTGTATCGCTGGTTCTAGTTATATAAAACGGACCATTTGGTAGGTTTGTTGCAGTTAGTCCATAAATACCTACATACATTCCTGTGGTTAAACCATGATTTGTTGCTGTAGTAACTGTAACTGTACTACCTGTACGCTCAACTGTAGCTCCAACAGTAATAGTTGCATTAAGAGGAGTTAAATGGATCAAGTTAGCTGAGTTAACAAATGCTTTGTACTTAGCATTGTTAGTTAGATTTGCTAATGTGTTAGATCCCACTACTTGTGTGGTTGGGTTGAGTGAGTTAACACCAAGTAAACCATTGGAACCAATTGATTGGAACTGTAGGATATCTCCTGTTGTAAATCCGTGACTTTGAACTGTGAATAAATCTGTAGAAAGATTGATTCCAGTTGAAGCAAAGGACTTAGCTGTAGTTCCAAGAACGTTCAATGTTTGGCTAGAACCTGTAAACAAGTAAGCGTTATCGTCATCGAAACGGCCATCCATCATTACAGAAGTTCCCCAGTGGAACAGAGAAGGAATGTAAGTTGGATTATTATAGGTAACAACTTCATATCGTGCTGGCAAGTTACCAGAGCGAAGGTATGATTCAAACAAATTGTTATTGTGAACATACTCGTGTACATACTGAACCTGACCATCGGTTGTTTTAAATCCGAAGCGAATCTTACCCGCTCCGTACCAAGAGTAATCGATGTAAGCCATCTGAATACGGCTTAGATCAAGATTGTATCCAGTAACACCAGAACCATCACAGATATCAATTGACCATTCTTCCTGAGGAACCTTAGTATCAACAGTCTTAGTGACAATAATACCTGACTTAGCTGGAACAAAGGAGTGAACTGTTGTTGTTCCTAAACTTGAAAGGTTTACAAAGCCAACTGAATCTGGAGCTGCTTTAATCTTAAAGCTGTTGTTATCAATAAGAGACACATAATATGTACGTCCATTGATAAGACCACCGATTGGCTCTCCATCAATAGAGTTATATGTAACTGGTAGTAGATCACTAAAACCATGACTAATAATTGAAAATGTATCTGTTGTTGTATTTACAACTGCTGAAGGGTTAAACTCTTTTTCTGTTCCAGATGAACCCTTGTATTCAGGACGAACTGACATGCGAGTCTGGCTAGAAATCTCCACAATTCTATACGACTGACCACGCATAACAACATAGTCACCAACAGCGAGCTGAGCTTGGAAACTTGTATTAGTTCCAAAAATCAACTCTGATCCTTGTAAAGCAGCTACAGTTCCTGCAATCTGCTGAGTAGATGAACGACGAACTGCGTAAATTTTAGTTCCATCGTACTCAAAGAACATACCATTCTGATCATCGAACATACCAGTTCTAACAGCTCCATTTGTCCATTGTGTTACATAGAACTGAGGGAACCCGTAAGCTCTTGTCTCTATAATAGGCTGAGCAGCTGTAATTCTAAAAGTTAAGAGATCTACAACAGTAACAGCAAAGGTTCCATTGTAAACAGTACTTGGATCTCCAAATGAATCTGTTGCTTCACTTATTCTAACGTTAAGACCTGAAATCAGCCCGTGTGGACGACGAGTCTTACATTCAACAACTTGACCACCAAACCGAGTCATGCTTTCAATATCAATAGAAGGTTTAAAGTTAATACCGCATGATGTTTGAATACCTTTACCTGATTGGTAACGGAAGTACTTACGAGTTTGACGAACAATCTGTCCTAGTGATGTACTAGCACCAACGGACATTTCCACACCGCCGTCAAATGGACGATGCAGTGAATATCCTTCTGGACGAACATATACGAATGTAGGATATGAGTAAGAAACTGCGTTATACGCAGAAGCATATGGACGGTCTACAGAAATCTGTGTATCAGAGCCAATAGCTGTAATACGACGAATAATTGGTCCTACTGGAGTTGTTCTTGTAAAGCTGAAGTAAGGAATCGATCCAACAGTACCTTGATTTGAAATCGCCACCACGTTGATGTTAGCAACTGCATCAGATGCTGAAGAGTGTAATGTAATTGTGTTTGCTGATACAGCTCGAACAAAGTAGTAGAACTGATCAACTAGTGGTGCTGGCGCTACTCCACCATTTACACTAAACTGCACGGTATCTCCTGTTGTAAATCCGTGGGAGTTTTTAGTAATTATGTTAGTTGATGTATTAAAATCAGCTGGAACAACATTAATATTTATAATTGTATTAGGCGGGAATAAACGGAATCTATCTCCCACTTTAAGAATCTTTGAGAACTGAGTACCAATACCATTTACAAGAACAGAACCAGAAACAATACTTACAGTACCTCCTCCAGTAATGTTTCCGTTTAACTGAGAAGTTGTAAATTTGTGACCAACGCCAGTTCCAAAATCTGTAACGGATAGTGTAGTACCAGAGGCAGCGTTATTTGCACTGGTTGCAAGTCTAAAATAGTCTTTGTTAATTGCAACAACATAGTAGTCTGTTAAATCTGTAAGACCCGTAATGACAGTTGCAGAATCTCCTTTATCATATCTAAGTTTAGTTCCTGTCAAGAAACCATGAGAGACAAGCTTAAATGCACTTAAATTTAAATCAAGAGCTGTTCTTGGGTTAAATGTTTTTGTAATAATAGGAACTCTTCCAGCTGCAGCAACAGTAAATGAGTTTGCAGTTGGTACAGAAGCAATTGTATAGATTCCATCTGGAGTCTTGCTAAGAGACTGTAAGGAGTGGATACCGACACCAGCAGGTGTGTCAGTAATATTTACTGCTATTCCAGCATCTGCATTTTCTGGAGTGGTTGCAAGTTTAATCTTGTTTCCATCAACGAAAATCACATAATACGGAGTTGCAGTTGTTAGTCCGTTAATTACTGTTTGACCCTTTGCATCATATAGAACAAGTTCTTTTTGCAAGAATCCATGATTAGGTATAGCTAAAGTATCTGCAGCAAAATCAAGCGCTGTGACTAATAATGACTGAGTTCCACCACCTACAGCATTGATATTAATAGGATTTGAGAGATCAGCATTTGATGAAAGTTTAATAGTGCTGTTGTCTACTTTAATAACAAAGTAGTCGTTGTTATGTACAAGCCCGCCAATGCTAGATGATCCACCATTATTATATCTAACAGCTTGTCCAGAAATAAGTCCATGGTTAGGAACATATAAAGTATCTGCTGCAATATTAACTGTAACAAATATAAAGCTGTGTTCTGTTCCAGTTCCTGGAGATGTAAAATTAATTGCAGGTGTTGCAGGGTCTAAAGCTATTTTTAATCTAATTTGATTAGAGTTTAAAACTTCTTGTACAAAGTAAGTACTTAAATGATCTAATCCACCTATAGAACCCGTATTGTTACCAGCTGGGTTTCCACTACCATTGTTGTATTGAATTGGCTGATCTACCAAGAAACCATGGGCAGTAATTGTTAACACATCAGTTGCTGTGTTTACTACTACACGAGACAATCTATCTGGTGTTACTGTAGAACGACCAGAGGGGGTAGTTAAATTAATAGTTGTAAAGCTTGGAGAAGGGGTTGAACTTAATCTATAAGTAAAGGCATCTACAACATTTACATAATAAATAGTTCCATTAGCTAAACCTGCAGGAGCTGTTGTATTAAAGGTAGGAGTGACTGCTTCACCTGCAGATAATGTATGAGCTGTAGGGCTATAAACTAGATCGTTTGCAGCGTCATAGTTAATTGGAATAAAAGCGTGATATGAGTTACCAGCTGGAGCAATAGCAATTTTATTTGTTCCTGCTTCAGAGTCTGCTGCAGTTGGATAAACTTCGTTTCCGTTAGTAAATGATGACACTAGAGTAGCTACAACAGAGCCATCTCCAGTGTTATATGAACTAAGGTTTGTAATTGAAACGCTATTAAATGTTGTAGTTCCATCATATGAGCCATTAGATGTTCCAACGTTAGTTGCAGTCGGGATAATAAAAGATCCTCCACCAGCACCAACTACACCATTTGTGGTTGTTCTTGCTGCAACACCACCAGAGTAGCCACCGCCACCACCAGTTTGTGCAGCCAAGTTTCCATCAGCTGATCCACCACCACCAAAACCACCATTACCGCCGATGCGACCACTTTGCGCTACTGCTGTAAGTCCATCATTAAAAGCACCACCACCAGTATTATTAAAACCAATAGCACCGCCATTTCCACCTCTTGAGGTAAAACCACCACCAGCACCAGAGTTACCGCCTTGAGCACTACCACCAATAGCTACAACTAGTCCAGAAGTACTACCCTGAGAGTTGTTTCCAGCTAGACGATTTGTAGTTGCGTCTAAACCAGCTGTAGCACCTGAAGATGCACTTCCTCCACCAGCAATAAACAAAGGCTCTCTAGGGTTTTTACGAACAACAAATGTTCCACCACCAGCTCCGTTAAAGTTGTTTGCAGCTGTACTTGTTCCACTCTCTCCACGTTGTCCTACAGCAATGGTAATAATCTCACCCTTGTTAAGGACTACTCTTCCTGTTACTCTTGCTCCTCTACCTGGTGATACAAAAAGAGCAGCTGTTCCAGATGAAGAAGCACTATTAATGTTTGCGTTGGTTCTAACATAAGTAAATGTAGTTCCAGTAGGGACGGTTGTAATTCTATAAGTACCGTCAAATACAGCATTGTTTGCACCGCTTATTGTCACGCCTTGGCCAATAACAAAACCATGTGAGGCTGATGTTGTAATAGTTGCAACATTCGAAGTTAACTGTGTGTTAGAGATTGTTGCACTACTAGCTGGTGCGGCATAAGCAGATGCTCCACGAACGTCAAATGAGTAAATACCAGATACTGGAACTGTCCAATCTTGATATCCTTCAAAATCACCTTGATTTACATATGTTTGAGTAAATGGTGCTGAAGCTGTATACGCATTTCTTATTTGAGAAATAGTAGGACCAGTACGTCCAGTTTGATTACAAGAAGTGAAAGTATGAGCTGTGAAAGCATAGAGTGATTGTTGACCAGCAAAGTCAGATACAGATACGTTCTTTAAAAAGTAAGTATTTCCGCTTACAAGACCAGTAAGTGGTGTGCCAGTTGTGAAATATTTTACAGCTTGGTTTGATGTAGTAGCTCCATCGATATTTACTTTATTATTGTAAACAATAGGAGTATTAAAAGTAATCGATCCTGGCTCATAACTAATTGAGTTAATGGATGCTCCACCAGATGCTGCACTAAATTTAAGTTTTTTAGGCTCTGTAGTTGTTACATAGACAAGCTGTCCTTCTGTGTAACCACCAATAGAGCCCACACCAGCTGCATAAATAAAAGAAGCTCCATTTGAAAGCGTAGCTGGAATTGTGTCTCCAGCAACGTTCTTATAATAGATATAGTCATCTGCAGTGTTTACGTTAGTACGTCTTAAGGAGTGAGTACCAGCAGTACCGACCGCCGTTGGATTAATTGGCATTTATTGTCTCCTTAGATCCTAGTTATCTGAACGTAGCCAGCGCCGTCACGGTATCCAATGTTTGCAATTGCGACACCATTAAATGTTCCAGATCCGTTATATTGAGCATCACTTGTGCCAACGTTAGTTGCTGAGCTAATTATAAATGAGCCTCCACCAATACCAGAGGAAATGTTTCCACCACCTGAGGTGTAACCGCCAGGACCGCCAGTGTAGCCACCACCGCCACCACCAGTGTTGTTACCAGTGTGACCGCCTCCACCGCCACCAAAGCCACCAAGAACGTTAGTAGAGCTGCTAGCGTTACCGCCAATTGCATAAAAAGTTCCAAAGATATTTGATCCGCTAAAACCAGCACCTTGAGTAAATTGATGTTGATTACCGTCAGAGGATCCAGCAGACTCAGATAGCGAACGACTAGGATATAGCTGACCTCCACTATTAAGACCACCACCGCCACCGCCGTGATACCCAGGGCCACCTTGTCCAATAACAGGGTCTGAACCGCTATTTATTGGTGCTAAGCTTCCAGACCAGATAGGTCTTTCACGAGTTTGACCGCTATGGAATTGTTGTCCACCCCATACGGAGTAGCTTCCTCCGCCACCACCAGCAATAATTATTGGATTAAGTGTTCCACCAACTACAACAAATGTTCCACCGCCACCAGCAGCATTTGAATCAGGGGCTGATGTTCCACCACTTGGAAGTTGCCCGATAACCATCTCTAGTGTTGACCCTTGAGTTAAGCTAACTCTTCCACGCATAACCGCACCAAAAGTTGCACCTGGATTGTTAGCAGCTTGTTGACCTCTTGCTCCAGCAGCAATAATTTCATACACTCCAGTAGCTGGAACTGTCCACAGCTGATATCCGTTTGCTCTACCTTGGTTTAGGTAAGTATTAGCCCACGCTGGGCTTCCAACGCCAACTCTTGCCTGAGCTATGCTTGGACCAAAGCGTCCTTGTACTCCACCTGAAGTAAATGTTGCAGATGTAAATGCATACAACTGTGGAGCTGGGTTGATTTGGAATGTAATAGTAGAGAATCCTTGTAAACCACCAACATCTGTTGCTCTAACAATTACTTGACGACCAGGAGCAGCAATTGTTTCTGTAGGAGTTCCTGTAATAGAGCCATTTGATGTATTAAAGTTAAGACCTGTAGGAAGGGTTCCGCTTGATATTGCCCATGTAAGAGGAGCAACAAGATTTGATGTTGTAAATGTAATGGCAGTCATTGCAGCATCTGCAAAGATATTTTCACGAGAAACGGTAGATGGGTTAATAGCACCTACAGTTGCATTAATAATAAACGTATGAGTCTGGAATGCAGTTGCACCGCCAGCATCAGTTGCTGTAATAATAACTACTCTTCCTGGAGATGCAATAGCTTCTACAGGAGTACCGCTAATTGATCCAGTTGATGTATTTAAGCTAAGTCCGTTAGGCAAAACTCCACTAGTTACTGCAAATGTAAGAGGAAGAGTTAAACCTATAGGTGTTGCTGTTGTAGGAGTTATTGTAGTTCCACGATCAACAGTAGTAGATACTGTAAGAGGAGATAGATCTCCTGTTGTCTGATTTAATGTAAAGTTGTGAGCATCATATCTTGTCTGAACAAAGTAAAAGTCTTTTATTTCTGAAGCATCCCCAACGCTGAATCTTCCACCTTCTGGATATTCATATTGAAGCATATCTAAATCTAAAAATCCATTGTCTTTTACATGGAAAATATCTTTATCTAGTGAAATTCCAATCTTTTTAAATGTATGCGTACCTGATCCACCTGATATTGATGTAATAACTGATCCATTTGGAAGAGGCTTTAGTGTAAAAGTATAGCTAGTTGAGGATCCTTGACGGAAAAAACTGTCAACAAAGTATGTTGTATTGTTAGTAAGACCTGAATATGCTGACCCAGTGCTGTTATAAAATAACATAGTACCTGTATACCAAAGTAGCTCTGTTGCACTAGTTACTGTTACGTTTGATGCACTAACAGCTGACACTGTTACAGCAGCATCAGCACTATTTGTTGCGTCAAAAACTTTTGCATCGCCCTTTAAAATAGTTAGAGTCGTCTGCGTTAATTCGTTTTGATTATTACCAGCAAAGGTACGAGCTTGGTTAGCAAGTTGGAATGTTCCAGAAAGAGATCCTGTTATTGGAATTACATCTCCGTCTGGTACAGCGCTTACTTGAAAAGTAGATGTTGAAGCTCCAAGAGTTCCTACTGTTTTTAAGAAAACAACTCCACGAGGGTTAGTAGCAAAATACCCTGACCCACCAGTTAAAGAATAATATAAAGGAGTTCCTAAAACTCTACCTGAAAAATTTTCGCTTCCATGGGCAACTGTTATAGTGTTGTTAGGAATACTTACTCCAGAAATATTACTTGTTACACCACCTATAGTTGCAGAGTTAGACCAATCTATGTTAATTGAAGAAAGAGTATTTGAACCATCAAAAGTCTGAGCTGTTGCAGAGTTTGTAGCATCAAAAGACTTTGCAGTTGTGTTTGTGGCAGGGAATTCTTGAGAGATTGTTGAGTTAAGATTTAAGAAATAAAAAGGAGTATTTACTTTAAACCCGTGGGAACTTGCTGTAGTTACAGTTAGTGTAGATGTTGCTGAGTCATTTGTTAAAATACCATCTCCATCTGCAATACGAAGCTGTGATCCCTGAAAAAATTCACCTGTAATAATAGAAGAGTACAAATCTTCAATTGACGCAGTAGTTCCTTGATTTGCTTTACAAAGATAAGTAAAAGTCGTGCTATTTGGAATAGAGTTAATAATGTAAGAACCGTCTGCTGTTACAGACTTAGTTCCTGTGACTGAAATAGGAATACCTACAGAAAGAAGGTGGTCAAAGTCAGTAGTTACAGTAATTTCACGAGTACCAGCGTTAGTTGTAATAGCTCTAATGCCTGGAATAGTAGTATCACCACTTTTTGAAAAGAAAGAAGGGGTGTTGTTAATAAGCTCAACAGTTTCCCATTTTGTTGGCTGTAGACCGTATTCAAAGTCTGTATCAATAAGGTTTTCAGGCTGCGAAATACGGAGTTTCGTTACTGGATCAATAAACTCCTTTGGGAAGATGATTTCTCCGCCTGAAGTTGAGCTACCACTGCTACCACCTAGAAAACCTGGCATTAGAAAGTACCTCTTTCATTACATAAGGAATTTGTGTATAGGATAGCACTATCTAGACACAGTAATAGTTGTTTCTTAATATACATTATATACCTAACCACCATGCTGTAGAGATTGCAAAAGTACTTTGTGAACCTGTCGGTCCTGTAACTCCCTGAGATCCACTGGCTGTTTCTACAAAAACACCATTAAAATAAACAAAAGTTTTTGCTGTATTTGTATTAAACCACGCATCGCCATTAACCAAACCCTCGATTGATGGCTGTGTCGCAGAAGCAGTAAACTTACCAATTGGGCCTGTTGGTCCAGTAGGGCCAGGAACTTCAGATTGCGCTCCAGTTGAACCAGTAGGACCTGTCTGACCACGAGGACCAGTTGGTCCTTGAGGTCCAGTTACATTTGAATCAGCACCAGTAGGACCTGTAAAACCACGAAGACCTTGAGGACCAGTTACTCCTTGAGGACCAGTTACTCCTTGAGGACCAGTAGGGCCAGTAGGCCCTTGAGGACCAGCAACATCTGATACAGGACCAGTAGGGCCAGCAATACCTTGTGGACCTGTTGAACCTGTAGGTCCTAGAGCCCCTGTTGGTCCTTGAATACCTTGAGGTCCAGTAGGGCCAGTAGGAGTCACACGAAGTGCTTCCCAAACTGTTCCAGTCCATGTCCAAGTTTGACCGCCAACAGTGAATTGCTCACCAACAACTACGGGCGTTGGAAAATCAATGGCTGCCATCTTGGTTTGTCCTCTCTAGTATAAACGCTATTTTACTCGACAACGGGTTCTTCTACCCCGCCATTAAGCTTGTTTGTATAGGCTGATGCCCAGTTAATTGCTGATGTTAAAGACTCCCACGGGCCACTCTCATCAATGACATTATCGCCATGAAGGATTTGAACCAACAGTTGATCTTCAATTATTACATATGAAAACATTATATCTCTCCCTCACTATACCGAATACGCTAGTTTTCCAGCAGCACCCACGGCTAGGGCTGTGTCGTTGTCTATAAAAACTCCATTTATATTGCTTGTTCCAAAACTACTGGTTCTTTGAATCCAAGCAATTCCATCAAAAGAAGTAGCAAGTTTTCCAGTAGCTCCACCAGCTAAATATGTGCCATCTTGAGAAACAGATACCGATCTGATACTAGATGCTCCAAAGCTACTAGTTGGGAAGATCTGAGTCCATGTAGTTCCGTTACTAGATGTTGCAACTTTTCCAGCTTCTCCTACTGCAACAAATCTAGTTCCAGCTTCTGTAGCAGTCACTGCATTAATAATACTTACTCCAAATGAAGATGTTCTTTGAGTCCAAACAACTCCATTAGTAGAAGTAGCAAGTTTTCCATCATATCCTACTGCCACAATTAAACTGTTTGTTGCCCGCAGTCCGTTGATAAAAGTTGTACTAAAAGACGATGTTCTTTGAGTCCACGATGTTCCGTCAATAGAAGTAGCTAGTTTTCCTGAGGCACCTGCAGCAATCCATAAAGAAGCACTAGTAGAGTATACAACTGACAGAATAGCACTTGCTCCAAAAGACGAAGCTTGCTGAGTCCAAGTAACTCCATCAGTAGAAGTAGCTAGTTTTCCTGAGGCACCTGCAGCAATATACTTATTATTTCCATATGAAATACAAAAAATACTGCTATCACCAAAACCGCCGTCACGTTGAGTCCATGTTTGAGTATCTGACGATGTTGCAATTTTTCCTAAGTTTCCTACAGCTACATATCCTTTTGTTGGCGTGTAGTTTATTGCATTGATATTTGTAAGACTAAAAGAGCTATTTGCTACTTGTTGCCACTGAGAAGGTGTAAAGGGAAAAACAAGAGTTGCATGCATTGGATGAACGGCTATAAGCATTTTATACCGTTAAGTTTCCACTAAGAAGCCATTGATTAGCTCCTAGTTTAATAAGAGATCCAACAGCATATCTAGCTTTTGTAGTAAAACGAGAACCTTCAGTCAATATACTAACTCCAACTTGACCGTTGACACTTACCTGTCCAACTCCAAGCTGTGTAAAGACGATTTGAGTTCCTGTTTGAAAAGTAAGACCACTAAATCCGTCTAAAGGAATTGTAAGTGTTGTAGGAGAAGAGCTATTCATTTTTACAATACTCGCTTCATCTCCAGCTGTTAAAATTATAGAAGTTAAATATTGAGAACCAGTTAAAGCTAAGTTAGCTGGACCAGTAGCACCAGTCGGACCAACCAAACCAGGAGAACCAGTCGGACCCGTTGCCCCCTGTGCACCAGTTGCACCAGTTGGTCCCGTTACGGTAGAAGCCGCACCTGTAGGTCCTGTTACTGCTGGACCTGTAGGACCCGTTGGACCAACAATAGGACCAGCATTGACCCAAGAAGAACCATTCCATACATAAAGATTTCCATTTGCAGAAACTATATATGCATCATTTACGGAGTTTCCAGTTGATGGAAGATTTACTACGTTAGCAACTTGTCCTTTAACAGTAATAGAGGTTCCTTGTGCACCTGTAGCACCAGTAGGTCCTACTTCTCCAGACCCAAGAACTAATCTCCATGAAGCATAAGTAAGACCGTTTCCACTAATTTTATCTACTAGCATTGTCACAGAGGTTCCTACAATTACTGTGAGAATACCTTCCATAAAATTACTTGGTACCGCTGAGCTTGCTAAACGAGCTCTTGTTCCTACTGTAAAAGCATCTACTTTATTAACTGTAAAATTTTTAGTGACTCCGCCTTCAATAGTTAAATTGCTAGTAGAAGTTACTCCTATATAGCTAGGACCCTCTGCACCTGTAGGACCAGTTATGCCGGGACCAGTAGCACCCGTTGCACCAGTAGGTCCTGTAGGTCCTTGAACTGTTGATGTTGGACCAGTGGCACCTGTTGGACCAGTAGGTCCTGCAATAGTAGAAGCAGCACCTGTTGGTCCAGTTGCACCTGTTGCACCACGAAGACCAGTTTCGCCCGTTGGACCTTGTACACCAGTAGCACCTGTTGCACCCGTTGGGCCTGTAGGACCACCTGAAGGTCCAGTTGCACCTGTAGGTCCAGTAGATCCTGTTACAGAAGGACCTGTAGCACCTGTAGATCCAACTGCACCAGTTGCCCCTACGAATCCACGAGGACCAGTTGGTCCAGTAGCACCAGTTGCACCTGTTACACCTGTAATACCTGTAGCACCAGTTGGCCCTTCTGGGCCTGTTGGTCCTAGAGGACCTGTAGCACCTACTGGACCACGTTGTCCTTCTGGGCCTGTTGCACCAATCGCCCCCGTTGGGCCAGCTTGACCAGTTGGTCCTGCAACATATAAACCTTGTGGACCAGTTGGTCCTGTATTTCCTTGAGGACCTGTGGCACCTGTTGGGCCAACTGCACCTGTAGGACCAGTAACAGTTGACGCTGCTCCTTGAGGACCTGTTGCTCCTGTCGGTCCAGCGGGGCCAATATTGTTAGAGGCTGATTCAACCCAATATCCATCGTAATAAATATAAATTCTTCCAGTTGCAGAATTAAACCAAGAATCTCCTATATCTGCAGATCCTGGAGGTGTATCAGCGACAGTTGCAAAAACTCCAGTTGGACCTGTTGGTCCTGTAACAGTTGATGCCGCTCCCTGCGGACCTGTTGGACCAGTTGCACCGACTACTGTAGAAACTACAAGGTTCCATGCGGTTCCATCCCACTGCCAAGTTTGTGATCCTGAAGTGAATTGTTGTCCTGGACCTGTAGGTGAGTTAGGAAAATCAATAGCTGGCATTTGTTATATCTCCTAACTCAACAAAGATTCGTAGGTAAATTGAATAAGAATTTTGTCGTTTCCAGAAAACAAAAACGGTGTGCTTTCTGTAACTGCAACACCTTCATCAAAAGTTGCAACTTGTGAATGCATATAGAGCTCAATTACGTTGTTTACATTGTTATTAAAAATTGCTGTTCCAAAGTATGTAACACCAGGTCCTTCATCTCGCATAACAACTTGTCCTACTGGTTGATAGTTTTCAATAACTCCTGGAGTGGGAAGGCTTACTTTATATACGCCTAATCCACGACTAAATCCAACAGTTCCAGCAATAATACGAATTTCACCAAAAATGGTTGCTCCTGTATTCATATATCTACCAGTAATGCTTCCATTTCCAATTACTGGATTTGTAGTACTTGCAGTTAAAACAGGGTTATATGTAGCCCAAGGCTGGATTGCAAAACTACCTGTGGGACCAGTAGGGCCAGTAGGTCCTACTACAGTCGATGCTGCGCCCGTTGGACCTGTTGCTCCTGTTGCTCCTGTAGCTCCTGTTGGTCCAGTTGCTCCAATAGCAGTTGAGTCAAGACCAGCAGCTCCCGTTGGACCTGTTGGTCCTACGGCGCTAGTACGAACTAGTCGCCAAGAAGATCCGTTCCAACGATATGTTTGAGTTCCATATACATATGTCTGGTTAAGGGTGGGACCACTAGGGAAATCAATTGGCACGTTATCTACCTCCTTTTTTTCTAGTTCTCATCAGCTGGCCGCCACAAAAGCACCGTTGAAAGCAATAGTGCTTACGGTAGTAAGTGTAGCTGGAGCAGCTCCAGTTAGTGCTGTCAGTAGACCGTTTGTTCCTATATACCAAAGAGACATAACAGCAGACCCTGCTGGAGCTCTTCCAATAATCGAGTACTCAACTCCAGAGGAAACAAACATATTTCCAACAAAAGTATTTGCTCTACCATCTTGTGGCAGTACTGGAAGGCTTAGGCTGTACTGTCCTGTTCCAAAAGCAAGAACGTTGTTCATATTAATTTCTACATTGAATACTACTTCTTGTCCATGCTTTACATAAGTTCCAGTTGCAGGTGTTCCAAGAACATTTAGACCAGTTCCTGTCCATACTGCAGTGTAGTCTGTAGTTGTAGGAACTCCTGCAGATCCTGTTGGACCAGTTACACCAGTTGGGCCAATTTTATCAACAATGTTGATATTTCCACCAATAGTAAGATCAGTAACATCTTGATAGACAATTGAGCTTGGTGCGGTAAACGGTACATCGTAAACAATGACTTTGTCCGTGCTAGATAAATTACGACCAGCAGTGGTTGAGTTATTTGTTGTTCCTGGAACTGTTGTAGTAGATCCTGAAGTTAAACGAAGAGCGAGAGAGTTTGTAACAAGAACATTACTTACGTCGAAGTACATTCTTTCACCACGAACTGCAGTTAGGTCTGGATTGTCTCCAACCAAGCCAGCAACAGTAAACGCTCCGTTATCACCAGTAGATGTGATTACATATACAACACCACCACGAGGTCCTGTCGGTCCTGTACCTCCAGTAGGGCCAGTAACTGTTGAAGGTGATCCCGTTGGGCCTGTTGCACCCGTCGCTCCAGTTGGACCAGTTGATCCATTTAATCCAGAAGCTCCTGTAGGACCAACAATCTGTCCTGCAGTAGACCAAGAAGATCCACCCCATACATACAGGTCACCATCTGAGTCAACAACACGAGCATCGTTCACAGAGTTTCCAATTGTTGGAAGAAGTCCAGGATTTGCGACACTACTCTTTAATTGAATACTTACACCTTGAGCACCTGTAGCACCCGTTGCACCAGTTGGACCTGTAGCTCCATTTGTTCCATTTGTTCCTGGAGCTCCTGTTGGACCAGTAACTGTTGAAGCTGCACCTGTCGCACCTGTTGGGCCAATAATTGCACCAGCTTCAATCCAACCATTTAAAGCTGTATATATGTAAACAGTATTTTCTGCGTAAATCACATAGAAATCGCCAACAGTTCCTGGAGATGCTCCAGCACCAGCGGCAAATGCAGCGTAGTTGTTGTAGAAACCTTTAGCTTGTGATCCTAAACCTTGTGGTCCTGTAGGTCCTGTAATACTTGCACCTGTAGCACCTGTAGCACCTGTTGGACCTGTAGCACCTGTTGCACCTGTAACACTTGCACCAGTTGGACCTGTTGCACCGACTACACCTTGTGCACCAGTAGGACCAGTTGCTCCACCAAACTCAGAAGTTCCCACTTCAACCCAGAAATTATCGTAGTAAACAAATACTGCGCCGTTTTCTGTATCGAACCAAACTTGACCTGCAACTGGTGATAAAGGTGGAGTTGCTGATTTAGGTACAAACTCTCCAGGAGCTCCTGTTGGACCAGTTACTGTTGAGGCTGCACCTGTAGCACCTGTAGCTCCCGTTGCACCAGTCGCACCTGTTGCGCCTGTTGCACCGACTGCACCTGTAGCACCTGTCGCACCTGTAACACCAATAGGACCAGTTGGACCTGTTACACCTGTAATACCCGTTGCACCAGTTGGCCCCGTTGGTCCAGTTACTGACGGACCAGTAGGGCCAGTAATACCTCTGTAACCAGTTGGACCAGTTGCTCCTGTCGGTCCTGTAACTGTACTTGCTGCACCAGTTGGGCCAGTCGCACCTTGTGCACCTGTAGGTCCTATAGGAGCAGCACCTGTTTCGATCCAGTACGAATCGTAATAAACATAAGTTTTTCCATTAGAAGTATTAAACCAAGCATCACCTGCATCTGGACTTGCTGGTGGAGTATCTGCAACAATTGCAAAATTACCAAGCTCACCAGTTGCACCTGTTGGTCCAGTTGCACCAGTTGCACCAGTTACTGAAGCACCCGTAGCACCAGTTGGTCCTTGAATATTTCCAACATTTACCCAAGCAGATGTTGTTGCTGACCAAACATAAAGAGCACCAGCTACTAAATAACCATCACCAGGATTTCCTGTGGGTTGTGCTGCTTGTAGCGCAACTAGAGTTGGATATGAACCAAGAATTGTTACACCAGTGCCTGGTGTACCTGTCGCACCTGTCGCACCTGTTGAGCCAGTAACACCTGTTGGTCCTTGAATACCAGTTGGGCCAGTCGCACCAGTTACACCCTGTGTACCAGTTGCACCTGTTGCTCCTGTTACACCTTGAATGCCTTGCTCACCTTGAGCACCTGTTGCACCTGTTGCGCCAGTAGGACCAGTTACACCTTGAATTCCCTGAGCACCAGTTGGGCCAGTTGCACCTTGCACACCTGTTGCACCTGTAGCACCAGTAACACCTTGAATACCCTGTTCACCTGTAGGTCCAGTTACACCTTGAATACCTTGAGGACCAGTTGGACCAGTTACTGTCGAAGCAGCACCTGTCGCACCTGTCGCGCCCGTAGCACCTTGAATACCTTGTGCACCAGTTGGACCCGTGACAGTAGAAGCAGCACCCGTTGGACCAGTTTCACCTGTTGGACCTGTGATTGCTGGACCAGTTGGTCCAGTTGCACCAGTTGCACCTGCACCCGTCGGACCAGTCGGACCTGTAGGACCAACTACGTTTGAGTCAGCACCAGTCGCACCAACTGGACCAGTAGGACCAGTTGCACCTGTTGGACCTGGAACTGTGGAAGCCGCACCAGTAGCACCAGTTACGGCAGGACCCGTAGGACCGACTGAACCAGTAGGACCTGTAGGACCCGTTACACCTTGAATACCTTGTGGACCAACATCACCAGTTCTTGCAAAGGTAATGATGATGTCTTCGTCGTTTGAGAATGATGTTGCAAGACCACTTACATAAGCAACTGGAACTGTGAAGTATCCAGTGTTCTCTGTAATTCCACCTGTAATTGCAAAGAGGGCAAAGTCAGCTGAGTTTGTTTTGTTGCTAACTCGTAAGTGACCCTTAATTGGGCTTGTTGA